AGTAAGAAATACAAACATTGGCTCTGCTGTCCTGAGATTGCTCCCAAGACAGCGAGTCTTTTATCTCTTTTATTGTCTTCATACGCCGTCTAGTCCTTCTGTGAAATTAGCTCTTTTAGAATAAAAAGAAGCCCTGTTAATAAAATGACTTGCAACTCTATTGGTGCATCTAAAAATATTTCAATCATTTGCCCTTCCTTTGCTTCCTTGTCACGTGTGGAATTGCAATAACTTTTTTAGAATAGTTATGTTTTCTACTCGTCCAGTAGATGTCCGCCTCTACACAATTAGTTGGTGGTGTAAATTTGGCTATTGCTTTTTTAAGACTCAAAGCCTTAATTACTACAGGCTCAGCGTCCAACTTAGTAAGTACGCCGTCTAGTCTTTGCTTACTTACAAAATTATAGTTTATCATGTTTTACTCCGTTTGTTAGTTTGTTTATTACGCCGTCTAGTCTTTTGGTGGAGTAGGCGGTATCAGGAAGCCAACACCTGATTTATTAAAGTAACTTAATACTTATGTGCTATCTCGTAGCCTAAAGGCTAATTATATCCGCCTATCTCCGATAGAGTCATTATCTCTATTAATTGTACGTACAAGCTGATTAGAGTGCAAAGCACGACCCAATATTGAGCTCATCAGTGTAGGCATGACCTACAGACAAGGCGGAAAGCTCCGCCCTGTTTCGCTCTATGTTTTAGAATGGGAGTAAACCCCAAACTTTTTGGGCATATATAAAAGTATACGTCCCAACAACTTTAGCTTTATAAACTAGCCATGACATAGTTGTAGCTCCTTTGTTGTGTTGTTATGTGCAATATATTGGTTCTACTTTGTAGCTTGGAAATTTCTTTTTTAACTTGTTTGTAGCTTCAAGCTCCATGCTGTAAGTATCAACATATATTACTTTTTTGTCATCATCTTGAGAATAACAAATATTCTCTAGTGATTCATTGTCTGACTTACTTGACATTATATCCGCCGTTCAGTCTTTGTCTCTCAGCGTAACGCTCATTCCTGAACGCCGCCTCTTTTTGCTCTTCCTCGTCCTTCCACTTTTGGAAAAAACGCTCTTTTAAATTAGACTCCATGTCTGACAATTTCATTGTCTTTTTGTTTTTGTCATACGTTGCAGTCTTAACAAGCTCATTGTCTACAAAAAATTTATAGACTTTTTGCTTGTTGTCATCAATGCAAGTAATTGAATGATTTAAAAAATCAAAACTATTATTTGCACTTGTACCAATGTTAATAGAGCTTGAAGCTGTAGAGTTGTTTTTAACTCCCATGCTTTTAGCCCACGCATTATTATAATTAACATTATAAGTATTAACCCATATTGGATAGCTTCTTGACATAGTTTTTACTCCGTTGTTAGTTTGTTTATTTTAGTTTAAATGCAAGGCGGCTAAAAGTCAACCGCCTATACATGTTGAGTTTAATATCTCGCAAAGTATCGCTTTTTATGAAGCTCTAGTTTTTGTTCTAGTGATAGAACGTCCTCTAGTGACTCTGTAAAAATAGACTCCTGCGAGTCTAAAAGCTCACGCCCACCAACTACATAGCCAATAGCGTTAGCCTGTAGCTCGTTGAACATGTGCTCTAGTGTCTGACAGCCTAAGCCTATAATGTGAGTGTGTGGACAAGCAATCATTCCGCCAAGTCTACACTCTGGACACCATAGAATTAAAGCCAACCTTCAGCCAGAGCCTCTGACAGCATCTTTTTACGCTTGTCAGGGTCTCGCTCTTTTTGGTATCGTTCAAAATGTTCGTTCTTTGCTTGAGTGTCTTTAAATTTCTCAAGTGCGGAAGCGTCCATAATTTTAGATACCTTCTTATTTATACGTCTAGGCATATATAAGACTCCGTGTTGTTTCGCTGTAACTGACAGCTCATCAGTCATAATAAATATTATGAGACAACAGAGAATCCAAGACCTACTACAGCTTTTGGCTGTCCGCCTTCTTGGCTCGTGTGGGCTTCCCTTCGTGTTCGCAACTAGCTAGTGTGTTACTGGCATACTCCGCAACTTACTCACTCACGAGGCACTTAGTTTTTGTTATCAGCTCTAAAACTAGCAAAACGCTATATTGAAAGTTATATCAGGTTATAAAACGGATTAAAGAAAAAAATAGACATTGCGTTGTTCTGTCGCAGATTGTGGCTTAATTATGTTTTTTAATATATTTAATAAATTATAAATAATTAATTGTGGTTAAACTAATTAGAGTGAACCAATAGCCAACCAGTGCAACTATTGTCCACAACTTAAACTTATTCATTCTTCTTCTTCTTATCTTGTTAGTGTGTTGTTGTGTAAGTAGTGAGTAGGTCACCTGTACTATATACCTGTGAACCCTTGCTCTATCTTATATGGGAACTTTACTCACTGAACCACAAAACCAAAAAAACAGACAAGCTCTAACACACACAAAAAGAAAACCCACAGCCGCAACGGATATTATGTCCGTTACCTATATACAGCAAAAAAACGCCTATATGTGCGGACTTTTGGTTCTTTTTTGTGCAGTTTTTGGCGTGTACTATGGGGAAACTGCCCTCTCGTATATACGATATACCCCTTCAAATTTTTTTATTGAATATTAGCCATAATCTTAGACAAAGACATAGCACGTTCTGGTGTTTGTTTAGCCCAGTCAGAATCAAGCATTTCTTTACTAGCTTGATAGTATGAACCTTCTTTTATATAACCTAGAGTCTTCTTAAATTTAGACGTACCGTTATATCCTAGTTGAAATACCATCTCAGTTACAATACCCATAACTTCTGGTGGTACATCATTGCCTACAAGTTTAACAGCACCATTTACAGCAGTGTTAAAATCTTTTTGGAATATATCTTCCCAATACTGTTTAGTGTAACCACCTTCAGGCTCAGTTTCTCCTTCTAACATTAAGTGACCATAGCCACCTGTTTTGTTTCCTAAATGGTCATCATACACATTTACTCTAAAACCTTCATGTTTTTTAATTCGTTCTGCTACGCTTAACATGTGTTTGTTTTGTGTTATATCCATATTATATCCAACTATCCTTATGTGGTTGTCTTCCGATTGTACTTTCCATAAAGCGTTCCAATTCTCTATCCAATAACTCTTCTTTATGTTGATTGTAGGATAAGATTTGGTCTCTGTCCATACGTTCAACCCAAGCATTAGCGGCAATAGCCAAAGCATCAATCTGGTCATCATGTCGTAACGCTCCTTTGTCTCTAGTTATTCTAGTCATTTGTCTAAACAACTGATGATTAGGTTCTAATTTAAAGTCTTCTTTTATTAACAAATCATCTATTACAAGCCTATGACCATTCATAATTGGCTCTAAAGTATCTATGATACGCTTTTCTTTTTGTATATTGTGTCTTACTTCTTCTACTTCACATGGGTGTATCTTAGCCATTATAGGTTTTAGTAAAGCTGTAGCCATACCATCACCAAAGTTAGACTCTATAACTACATAGTTTACATCATTTTTCTTAGCTATATTAGATAACTTATACATAGTGTCATCTGAATAGCCACCATCTAATGAACCTATAGCAGTCAAATAAAGCACTCCATGAAGCATTTTAAGCACCGCATACGCTGTTTTGTCTTCTCCACGACCACTAGGGTCTATAGACATTATAGTGCCTTCAAATGGAGTAAACTCTTTAGACATGTGCATAGGTGCTACATAATAGTCACCTTTGAGTCCCACATTGGGTAACTCAGGGTCTATAGCTTTCATTTGTTCAGGAGAACTAGCCCACTGTATTTTAGCAGGAGCTTCTTTCCATGTAGAACAACCTGAAGCTACAATTAAATCATTTAGTTTTAGAGGGTATCTATTAGCGTCAGACATAGTAGTATCTAACATAAACTGTAGGTTGAATCCACTACGTCCATAAGAACTAAGTCTTTCTAATAGGTCTACCTCATCAAATCTTTTAGAATCTGTAGGTTTACCTTCTTTGTTATTAA